CCGGCCAACGTCACCACCCAAGGCGGCCCGCTCGCCGACGCCACCCAGTCGAACCAGCTGCGGGAGCAGTTCGCCCGCAAGCTGCAGGCGCTGCAGCAAGCCTCGCCGCAAGGCCCGTCCGGCAACCCGTGGAGACTGTACTGATGCCGATCTTCCAGCCCGGCGGCGACAACACCGGCTACCGCGCGCCAGCCAAGACGTTGACCATCAAGGCCCTGCAGGACCGCCAGAAGGCGCTTGCCGCGTCGCAGGATGCCGCTGCGGCCAACGCCGCGCCGATCACCAATATGTGGCAGGGGGCCGGAGCCCTCGTCAATCAGCTGGGCGACAGCATGCAGATGAGCCGCGCCGCCTCTCAGGAGAGCGACGCGCGGGCGCAACTCGCGCAGATCATGTCGGGCATCGACCCCAACAAGGGGGCCTCGATGGAGCAGATTGCTGCGATGCAGCAACTCGACCCCGAGTTCGCCAACAAGGAATACGAGCGCGCCATGACCGAGCGCGCCGCCGCCGCAGCGCGCGAGGACGAGCAGTCGTTCCGGGCGGGCGAGAGCCAAGCCGACCGCGACGCCCGCATCGCCGAGCAGCAGGCGGGCTTCACCCACGACGACACCACCGCCGCGACCAAGGTCAGCACCGACAAGGATCTCAAGACCTATCAGGACCGGATCGACGACCAGAACGCCAAGGACGCTGCTGCGGTCGCGGCCAAGGCCGCCCAGCAAGCCGCCGCCAACCAGACGCCGGAGGCGCAGGACGCCGCCGCCGTCGCGGCGGGCAGCATGACGCCGGAGACGGCTGCGGCCAACGCCAAGGCCCGCCGGGCCAAGGCAGACGCCGACGCCGCGAACACCGCGCGCTCTGCGAACGACCCGTACACCAGCACGGGTGACGCCGTCGCCGACGAGAAGGCCGGGGCCTACGGGGTGCCGGGCTCGCCCGAGAGCCTTGCCCGCATGGAGGCCGAGATCAAGTCGGGGAACCTCAAGGGCACCCCCGCTGGCACTAGCAGCAAGATGCGCGAGGAGTGGGCCAAGGTCGAGACCAAGATGTGGGGCGACTACCAGACGGAAGGCACGAAGGCCGCCACGCTGAAGAACCAGATGGACATGCTCGACGCGCTGGGCACCACGCCGCAGGGGCCGCTGATCGGCCGCCTCGCCGAGATGTTCCCCGGCTTCTCGGACAACGCTGCAGCGTTCCAGAGCATCGTCCTCAACGCCGCGCCGAAGCAGCGCGCCGAGGGCTCCGGCTCGACGTCCGACATCGAATATGACGGCATGCTGAAGGCCCTGCCGAAGCTGATCAACAACCCGGAAGCCAACCGCCTGATCGCGCAGATGGTCAGGTCGCAGGCGCAGTTGTCCATCGAGCGCGCCGCCATCGTCAACGAGTGGTCACGGTCTGACGGCGTTCCCGACGCGGACAACCTCGCCCGCGCGAAGCTGGCCGAACTGGATAAGCGTTCGGTCATGGACGACAAGCTCAAGGCGATGATCGCGGCAGTGAACGGCGAAGCGCCTGCCGCCGACCCGGCGGCGGCGGCTGGCGGCGGTGCCGATCCCAACGACCCACTCGGCATGCGGCCGAAGAAATAGGAGGACGCGATGTCGAAGCTGAGCGATCTCCGCACGAAATACCCGCAGTACAGCGACATGTCGGATCAGGAATTTGCCGACGCCTTCTACACGAAGTTCTATTCGGACATGCCGCGCGGGGAGTACGACGCCAATCTCGGCATCACGCCCAAAGGGTTCATGGACACGGTGCGCAGCGACGGCGTGATGTCGGCGGTCGGCGACTACGCCAAGGGCACCTACGAGAACATGACCGACCCGCAGCAGTGGAAGGACGCGCTGTGGCGCGGCTCCCACGACAGCCAAGGGCGTAACATCGGCGAGCAGCTGATGGACCCGATGAGCGGGGTGCAGGCGGTCGGCGACCAAGCCGCCATCGCCGGAGACACCATCAGCGCGGGGCTCTACCCCAAGATGATCGATGCGTTCACCGGCACGACCAGCCAGACCGACTTGGTCAAGCAGGCCGAGGAGCGCGCCGGGACGGCGGGCACCGGCATGAAGATGGCGACGGTGGCGGCGCTGCCGTCCGCCGCCGCGCGCTCCACCGCCGGGCCTATCGGCAGGGCTCTGGCGTTCGGTGCCGAGGGTGCCGGAATGAGTGGCGCGGACACGGTCCTGCGGGGCGGCGACAGCCGCGACATCCTCGCGTCGATGGCGCTGGGCGGCGGGCTCTCCGCAGGTACGTCCGCGCTGGCGTCCCGCTTCGTGCCCGACGTGGATCCCCTGACCATCGAGCGGGGGGAGCCACGCTACCCGGACGACAAGTCGATGCTCGACGACATCGAAGTGCGCGGCCGCAAATACAAGGAGGACCGAGACCTCCACGCCCGGGGGGAGAAGCTCAAGGATCTCCGCATTTCCGCCACCAAGGGCAAGCCGGGCCTGCAGGATCTCGACAAGCGGCAGTCGGAGGCCAACGCGGCCGCGAAGGGCTATGGAGAGCCGGAGCCCTACCCCTACGCGGAGCGGCTGATGACCAGCAAGGTCGCGCACGAGGCCGATCCGAAAGGCTTTCTGGGCGGCACCGCCCATTTCGCCGGGAATGTCCTCAAGGCCGGGGGCCTGCCGCTGTCGTGGTTGACGAAAGGCCTGTCGGCCGTGGGCGCTGCCGGGCTGGATGAAGGCGTTCGGGCCGCCATGTCCAAAGGCGGGCGCAAGCAGGTCGACGCCATTGCCGACTATCTCAGGAACAGCGGCAGCGGCAAGCTGCCGACCACCGTCAGCCCGGAACTGGCCAACCAGCTGCGCGACTACGTCGCCAAGAGCATGCGCACCAGCGGGAGCAAGCGGTGATGGGACAGTTCACGCTCACCCGCGAGAAGAAGCGCCGCGCCGACGAAAGCCGACGCAAGGCCGACGAGGCGACCGAGGACTACGACCCGAAGGCCGCGCCAGCGCCCAACCGCGCCGTGCCGGTGCGCGGCTTTGGCGAGCTTAGGAAGTTCGACAGCGCGGACCAAGCCAACGAGCCGATGCGCAAGCGCATCGCCGCGATCCCGCGTAGCGTCATTTCCGGGCTGGGCGGCGACATGACCTACGCCAACCGGGTCGGCGAGGACATCGCGGGCACCGCCGACTTCATTCCCGGCATCGGCGATGCATTGGGCGTTGCCGAGACCACAGAGGCCGCTCAGGAGGGCAATTGGTGGGACGCGGGGGTGAATGCCGCCGCCACCGCTGCAGGCGTCGTGCCGGGCGTCGGTGACCTCGCAGGCAAGGGTATCAAGAAGCTGCTTGGTCGCGAGGCGGGCGATGCCGGTCGCGAGGCGCTGTCGCGGATGGCGGTCGACGGCAGCATCGGCGACCTCAACAACCCATCGGTGTTGTTCGAGGGCGTCAGCCCGCACGACTTCACCGACACCGAGCAGTGGCATCGGTTCGGCAACGAGTACGGCGTGCCGAACCTTGGCTCCGCCAGCAAGGCCGACTGGGATGCCGGGCTGGTGACGCACACGGACAATGCGGGCCGGATGTTCACGATCCCCGGCGGTGCCGACAGCACCGACCCGTTCACCTACTACGACCTGCTGCACATCAAGTCGCAGGGCATCAACCCGAACGACATTCCGCCGGAGCTTCATCAGCAGATCCACGACCGCATCACCAAGACGATGTCGCCGGAGGGGCCGGTGTCGCAGGAGCGGCTGATGAACCAGCTGTCGCTGGGGCAGATCAGCCCGAACCAGCCGCTGTCGCCCAACGAGCTTGCCGTGGCCCGCACCATGGTCAAGGGGCCGAAGGATCTGGAGGCGCTGGGCGGCATGGTGCCGTGGCGTCACGGCGACGACCCGGCAACCAGCGGCGCGAACGACGTCATGTCGTCGAAGCAGGCCGTCGACAAGAAGACCAAGGAGCCGAAGTTCCTCAAGTCTGGCGACCCCAAGATGATCAACACGACGCGCCGCGACGAGTTGAGCAGCCAGATCGCCAACAGTCTGGGCCTTGGCGCAGGCGAGCGCGGCGGCCTTGGAGCCCGGGGCACGGCCGACTACACCCGCATCGCCGAGAGCGCCCAGCGCGTCAAGGAAGACCCCGACTTCTTCCGCTTCCGGGGCACGGGCGAAGGCGGCCACGCCGAGGATCCGCACCACGCCAGCAACTGGTCGAACTACGTCGAGCGCCTGATGAACCAGACCCCCGGCCTGTCGTCGAAGACCGGCTCGTTCTCCGGCGTCTGGCAGAACCCCGCCAAGGCCAACATCTCGGCCATCGACCGGCACATGGCGGGCAAATTCACCGAGGACATGTTCCCGACGCACGAGGACTACGAGGGCTTCAAGAACCAGACGGTCGAGAAGTATCGGGCTGCTAACCCCGGTGCCGGGCCGATCTCGTTCGAGGCTCTGCCGCAGGCGGCCAAGAACGACGCGCTTTTCGGCTACCTCAACAAGGCTCCGCCCGCTACCAAGATGCGGCTCAAGCCGGAGCCCGGCTCGAACTCCGGCGAGGGTGCCGTCAATCCTGACGTGCCCTTCCACCTGCAGCCCGATCAGGCCCGGTGGGTGAACGAACCCAAGGAGGTCTCGCGGATCTCGGAGCCCTACCAGCGGGTGCTGGGGGCCAACGCCGACGAGGCCAACGAGGCCGGGCAGTCGACCTTTGCCTCGCAGTGGATGCTGTGGGATCGCATCCGCAACCGGCTTGAGCCCCACGAGATCATGTTCCCCGGCCTCGAAAAAGTGCCGCGCATGTCGATGGAGCAGATGCACGCGGCGAACCAGACGCTTAAAGATGCCGGGTACATGTCGAGCAGCAAGGAAATCGACCCGCGCACGGGCGAGAAGAAGCTGACGCCTGTTCGCCCCATGTCGTCGGCGTCGAGAGCCTCGTATTTCACCGCGCCTGCGGCCACGATAGGCGGTGGAGCCCTGACGCTGGAGGCCTTGAAAGACCGCCAGCGCGAGAGCGCAGAAAAGAAGCCGCGCCGCCGCGAAGAAAGCTAGGAGACCTCGATGCCCTTTGACGCCAATGGCACGTTCAACCGGGTGATCGCCGGAGGCTGGGTCGCCGACGCCGCCGCAGGCACCAAGATCACCGCGATCCGCCACGACGCCGAGGACGACGGCTTCGCGGCAGGGCTCTCGACGTGCATCACCAAGGATGGGCGGACGCAGCCGACCGCCAACATCCCGATGAACAACAAGAAGATCATCGACCTCGCCGAGCCGACGCTGCCGGACGACGCCGCCACCAAGAACTACGTCGACACCTTCAAGGCGTTCGGCACCGGCTTGGTCATCTCCGGCGCGGGGCCGGTCAACGGCTTCATCCAGTTCTCCAGCCCGACCGGCGTCAACGGCATCGGCTGGACCAACGCCGACATGTCGTGGATCGGCCGCGCCGCCAGCGCCAACCAGTACAACAAGCGCATCGCCGCCAACAACGCCAAGGACGGCTCCGGCGTCGACGTCTTCGCCATCGACGAGAGCGGCAGGGCGAACTCGGCTGCGGGACAGTTCTCCAACAACCTCGTCTACGACGGCACCGCGTGGCGGGCTCCGGCGGCGGCGATCTCGACGATGCTGTCGATGAACAGCGGGCTCTTCAGCTTCTACTCCAACGACGTCGCGACGGCGGGCGCGTACCTGACCCCGACGCTCCGGGCCTTCACCACCTTCCAGAACAGTGCCGGGTCGACCTTCCTGACCTTGGACAAGTCGGCGAGCGGCAAGTACGTCCGCCTCATGGCCAACATGGGCGGCAAGAACCGCTGGATCCTCGATTTCGGCAACGCCACCGCCGAGACCGCCACCGACAAGGTCGGGTCGGACTTCTTCATCTACAGCTGCAACAACGCTGGGGCCGGAGCCTCTGCGGCGCTGTCGATCAGCCGCCTGAACAACCTCGTCACCGCCTACGGAGCCCTGACCGTCAACGGCGTGCTGACGACCCTCGACCAGCTGACCTTCGACAGCATCCTCCAGTCCGCCGACACCGCCGCCATCCTCGCCTCCGCCAGTGGCGGCGTGATCTACCTCCGCCCGAACGGCGCGGCCAACAGCAACGGCGAGACCTACATCGACAGTGTCGGCGTGCTGCACGCCGACGCCGACGTCATGGCGGGCATGGCGTCGCCCTCGACGCGGGGCGTCTATGCCGGTGCGGGGCTCCGGGGCAAGGCGGGCTCCAGCGCGGGCTACGCCGCCAACTTCCACAACCTCTACTGGAACGGCACCTACGAGTACGTCTACGTCGGCAACACCCAGATCGGTGCCATCGCGTGGCAGTGCGACTACCGGATGAAGAAGAACGTCACGCCGCTGCCGTCGATGTGGGACCGCATCAAGGCTCTCAACCCGGTCGCCTTCAAGCAGAAGGCGTGGGGGATCTTCGAGAGCAACGACACGCCGCGCTGGGGCTTCCTCGCCCACGAGCTTCAGGAAAAGCTTCTTCCGAGTGCAGCCACGGGTTGCAAGGACGAGGAGGACGTCGTCCAGAGCCCTGACCCGATGGCGCTGCTGGCGGCGCTGACGAGAGCCCTGCAGGAGGCGATGACCCGCATCGAGGCTCTGGAGGCTGCGGCGTGATCGTCCACCGGAACATATTTATCAATCCGGTCGAGCCGGACTACGTCGCCTTCAGGATCTCCCAAGGCGTGACGACCAAGGTCGTCTTCCACATCAAGACGCCGGGCGGGGCTCCGCTCCCGGCCGACACCGTGGCGCAACTGCAGGTCACCTCGCGCTCGCGCAACATCACCGAGTACTACGCCTGCCCGGCCATCGACGTCGTCAACGGCGTGGCGCAGGCGGTGATCCCGAAAGATCTGGGCTATGACCCCAACGGCTACAACCTTCGCCTGACCGGCACCGTCAACCGGGAACCCCGCGTGCTGGCCTACGGCGTCATGACGACGCTCGCCGGGGCCGGGCCACAGGTCGAGGCGCAGGACGTCATCGACAGCATCGACCTCAGCCTGTTCTACGGCCAGCCGACGACGATCACGGTCACGCTGTGGCAGGACGCGGGCAAGAGCGCGCCCTACGACCTGACCGGCATGGAGGTGTCGGCGAACGTGCTGGCCAGCCAGCTGGGCGGGATACTTCAGCCATTCAGCGTGGTCGGCATCTCCGGCAGCGCCGTGACGATCTCGCTGACCGCAGCGCAGGTCGACACGCTGCCCGCGCTGTGCTGGTGGACGTTGGCGGTGACGTCGGGCGTCGGCACCACCACGCTCGCCCAAGGCAACGTCTATGTGAGGACCGTGCCGACATGACCAAGGTCGAGGTCGACTACGACGGCGAGGTGCTGATCCAAGACGTCGTCGTCGCCGTGCAGCAGCCGGGGGCTCCGACGCCGCCGTCGCCGCACGACGTCGGCCTCGTCGAGCTTTCGATGATCAAGGAACTGATCCCCGGCCCGCCCGGCCCTCCGGGCGCTGACGGCGCGCACGGCGAGGACAGCACCGTGCCGGGGCCGCAGGGGCCTGCCGGAGACCCCGGCACGCCCGGAGCCCCGGGGCCGCAAGGGCCGAAGGGCGATACCGGCGCGCAGGGCACGCCGGGCCTGCAAGGGCCGCAGGGGCCACAGGGCGTCAAGGGCGACACCGGCCCGCAGGGCGCGGCCAGCACCGTGCCGGGGCCGCAGGGCGACGTCGGCCCGCAGGGGCCGCAGGGCGTCAAGGGCGACAAGGGCGACAAGGGCGACACCGGGGCCAGCGGCGCAAGCTCGTGGACCGACATCACCGGCAAGCCGTCGACCTTCCCGCCTGACGCGCACAACCATCCCTTCACCCAGATCACGGGAACCCTGACCGACGCCCAGCACGGACTGCGCGGCAATCTCGGCCTGCATGCGCTGGCGACGTCGGCAGCGCCGGGCTTCATGATCGACGCCCCTAATGACGGCGCGGCTTACGCCCGCAAGTCGCTGTCGTGGTACGACATCACCGCCGACCTCGCCGCCAAGGTCAACAAGGCTGGCGACACCATGACCGGCACGCTGGTCATTGTGCCTGCGACCGGCACGCCGCGCATCGATCTGCTGTCGAATGACGCTGGCACGCTGATCAAGATGGCCAGCGCTCCCGGGGCCTTCAACAACGACATCATCGGCTATTCCGGTACTAAGGCCCGCTGGATCTTGCGGCTGGGCGACGGCACTGCCGAGACCGGCGGCGACACTGGCACCAATTTCTACATCTACAAGTACAACGACGCTGCCAGCGGTGCGACAGTGGCGCTGTCGATCAACCGCGCCACGCTGGCGGCGACATTCGGCGGTGCGCTGACGGCGACCGATCTCAGCGCCACGTCGGCGACCGTCAATGGCCCGCTCACCGCCAATACGCTCAAGTCGGAACCGGCCGCCGGGTCTGCCATGCTGACCCTCAACAAGCCCGCGTCAGGGCAGCACAACATCATCTACGGCTACACCAACGGCGTGCTGCGCTGGTATCTGATCCTTGGCAATAGCAGTGCTGAAAGCGGTGCCAACGCCGGGTCTGACTTCCAGTTGACGGCGCTGAGCGACGCCGGGGCCGGACTGTTCACGCCGATCATTATTTCCCGCAAGACGGGCGTGACGACGTTCGGATTGACCACCGCCGCATCGTCGCAGGCCACTGGCGCAGTGGTCATAGGTGGCGGGCTTGGCGTCGGCGGCACGGTCTATGCCGACGCCTTCTACGCCAGCGGCAACAACTTCATCAGCCAGTCGGCGATCTGGGCGGGCGGGCCGACCGGCAACGGCACCACCTATCTCAGGCCCAACATCGGCGTCTCGACCGGCGGCATCACGCTGACCAACCGCACGCTGATAATGGACGGCAACTTCTATGCTGACAGCACGATGAATGGTTCTTTCAGCACCAGCGGGGCCACTGGAGGCAGCAACCTCTACAACACCGGGCCGCTGTACCTGTCGATCACCAGCAGCGCCGGGACGCACATCGAGAGGTTCTACAACCCGACCTCGCCCTACGTGAACGGCGCGATCAGCATGGCCAATGCCGCGACCTCCTACCTCACGTCCTCCGACCAAGACCTGAAGAGCCTGACGGCCGAATACGATCCACAGGAAGCCATCGCCATCATCAGGGCCGACCCGGTGCTGGGCTTTACGTGGAAGTCGACCGGCGAGAACGCCATCGGCTGGTTCGCTCAGAAGTCCTACGCGGTCGACAGGAGCCTCGCGGAGCCTCCCGCCTATAACGAGGAGGAGCTTGCGCTGCGCGCCGACGGCAGGGCAACGCCGAAGCCCGGCGAGCCGGGCTTCGTGCCGTGGATGATAGACTACGGCCGCCGCACGCCGTACCTGTGGGCAGCACTGACGTGGGCGCTCGACGAGATCGAGATCCTCAAGGAACAGGTGCAGATGCTCATCGACCCAACAGCAAGGAAAGCGACATGAACCCGCAAGACGTTCTCAACCAGCAGATCCGCATGCTGATCGGCGACCTTCAGGTCAACCTGATGATGGCCAATGCCCGGATCCAAGAACTCGAGACCCAGCTGGCGGTGCACGCCGACGCCGGGCTCCCCGAGGCTCCCGAGGCTCCGAAGACCAACGGCAAGCACAAGGGGGCTCCGCACGCCGCATGATCTGGGAGGTCTTCATCGTCTACGCCTTGATGCTGCTCGCCGACGCGACGCTGCTGTTCTACGTCGGCGTGGCGGTGTTCCTGACCGGGCTGGGCTGGGCGCTCTGGCTGACGCGGAGGCTTGAGTGATCGACCGCATCGCCAGCACCATCGGGGAACTGCGAGGCCACCCGGCCTTGCTGGCGATTGTCATCCTGCAGGTGGCGACCATGGCGGTCGTCTACTTCACGGCCAGCGGCAACGCCGAGCGCATGCACGAGCGCGAGCTTGCCCTGATCGAGGCATGCAGGGAGAGGGCTCCATGACGGTCGAGCGGGCGGGCGGGGTGCTGGTGCTGGTGATCGTGCTGATCATCGTCGCGGCGCTGCTGTGGGGGTGCCAGTCGACTAAAGTACAAGCCACCGGCATCGACGCCTCCGTGCTGCGGCAGGTCAGCGCCACTGACCAAGCCCGGCTGAACGTCTCGGACGGGAGCCTCTACCAGCCCGCCTTTCGGATCCTCGAAGATCGCGGAAGGCTCCGGCTGATCGTGCAGGATCCGCTCACCCACCACTACGTACTCGTGCGCTAGGAGATCGCCATGGGCAGTTCCTCGAAGAACAAGGGCAGGCAGCAGCAGCGTGACCCGAACGCCGGGCGTGCGCCTGACGCCAAGATGACCCGGGGGCCGGGCTTCACCGGCACCAACGCCTACTACTCCGACCCGTCGATGCTGCCGCAGGCGGGAGGCCTCGTCAGGCCCGACGCCCTGCCGGGCGGCATCCCCGGCGGCATCGGCCTCAACTACGTGAAGCCGCCAGCGCCGCGACAGCAGCTGGCGTCGCTGATGCGGCCGCGCTACGGCGACTGGGGCACCCGGGGCGAGATCGGCAGCTATCGCGGCGGCTCCAGCCAGAGCGGCGAGCATGCCTCCGGCGGGTCGGGGTTCTGGTGATGGCCGGGCGTGATTTTCTGGCGTCGCTGATGTCGAAGGGCGACGCGCCGCAGGTCGACGCGGCGGCCTACAACCGGATGCTGGCCGAGAACATGGCCCGCTACCACGGCAACCGCGACACGGCGGTGATGAACACCAATATTGCAGGCGGCTACGGGAATTCCACCGCGCAGCGCTTCATGCACGGCGGCGGGGCTCCGGCCGACCCGATGACGACGGGAGCGGTGCCGGTGCCGACGCCACGGCCCGAAGACGGAGGCGGGGTGCCGATCCCGACAGCACGGCCGGAGCCCCCGCCAATGGAGCCCGGGATTGGTTCGGGGATACCGATGCCCGAACCGGGGATCGGTTCCGGCATCCCGACGCCGCAGCTGCCGGGCATGGGCGGCATCGGCTCCGGCATCCCGACGCCGACAGAGCCCATCGTGCCGATCCCGACGCACCGGCCGGGCGGCATCACGGTAGGCGCGCCGGAGCCGGGTGTCGGCTCCGGCATGCCGACGCCGACGACGCCGATACAGGGGGCACCTGTCCCGACGTCGCGGCAGTACGGCCTGAAGAAGTCGAAGAAGAAAAAGAAGCGCTAGGCGTCGGGGCTTTCGAGCGCGCTCTTGACGGCGGCGGCCAAGCCGTCGACGCCGTCGCCCTTGGAGAACGAGGCTCCGAAGGCGACGTAGTTGACGATGTCGACGAAGCTGTCCTCGTGGCTGGGCGTGGTGGCGATCCGCGCCATCTTGACCGAGGCGAGGATCAGCGAGACGTCGCGGGCCGAGATCGGCCGGTCGAGCCACAGCGTGGCGATGGAGGCCGCGCGGGTGAAGTGGTCGGTGACGCCGCCGTAGACGGCCCCTCGATCCTTGAGGATCTGCATGGCCTTCTTGATGACGTCGATGTGTGGTGCGTTCATATCCATGTCGTTACTCCATTGAAAATTGCATGAAAAAGGAGCGGCCTCGTCGAGGCAAGACCGCTCCCCTATCGCCGCCCCGATTGTCGATTAGAACATCGCGTCGGCGTTCTCGTCGACGAGGCCGTCGTCGAAGGACTTCTCGGCCGATGCGCGGCCGTCGATGCGCGGCGTGTCGATCTTGACCAGCTGCACATGGTTGAGGCCGAAGGAGACACCCTTCTTGCCGGAGTTGAGCCACGCGAACGGCGTGACGTTGAAGCGGACCAGCTGGCCCGCCCAGACGTCGCCCGGCAGCAGCACGTCCTGCCGCTGGGCGTTGACGATGCCCGGCTTGTTCTTGGACCACGGGTTGATGAAGATGTGGCCGGGCTCGTAGCCCTCGTAGTCCTTCTCGCCCGCGTCGCGGAACGGCATGCGCACCGACTTCATGTCGAGCTTGTCGCCCCACTTTTCGCGGGCGACGAGGATGCAGCTGTCCTGCAGCGCCTTGAACTGCGGGGTCTTCTGCTGTGCCGGGTTGAAGATGATCGCGGCCGAGTAGACCGGCTCCGCGCCTTCAGCGCGGGCGCGCGGCTGGAACAGCTGCGGGAACGAGAGGGTGCCGTAAGGCGTGTTGAGAGAGGCCATGATTATTTCCTTTCAAGCGTTGCTTCATTTGCGGGCCATGGCTGACCCGTTGTGAATGTAGGGTCAAGAGTTGAAGAGATCAACCCCATCGTCGAATATATCTGCCGCCGCCGTCGATTTTTTCTGCCGGAAGGCCTCGCAATCGTCGCGCCGCACGCACCAGCGGCACCACGGCCCGACCTGTTCGACCGGGCTGTCGGCCAGCACGCGCCGGACGGCGGGGAACAGGAACTGGTCGTGCCACTGCGCAAGCTCCCGCGCCTCCATGATGTGCATCTGCGGCAGCGGATTGAGGCGCGGCTGCACCACCGTCAGGTGGATGTGCCGGAACAGGTCCATCGGCCAGAACGTGTGGATCGCCGCCAGCGCGTAGATCTTCAGCTGCGCGGTGTTCGGCGAGACCGGCACGCCCATGCCGTACTTGAGGTCGACGATGTGCAGATCCATGCCGATCTTGGCGGCGCAGTCGGCGGTGCCCCAGACCATGGTGCCTGTGCCGACGCCGACGCGGGCCTCGACGTAGACGTCGGTGTCGTCGACGGCCAGCAGCTGGAGCCTCTGCACGAGGCTGATGTAGGGGTTGAGAGCCCTGAGCATCGGCATGCCGACGATGAACTGCTCGCCCTCGATGGTGATCTTGTCCGGCGGGAACAGGTTGCCGTTGATGATCATCTCGGCGATGGCGTGCGCCGCTGTCCCTTCCCGTGCATAGCGCGACGACGGTCGCGTCCGCCCGGCGGCGCGGGTGATCGACGCCGGGCAGTTCATCCACATTTCCGCCGACGACGGAGACATCGCGGCATGGTCAGCCATTGGCGATCTCCTTGATCAGATCCTCGAAGCACTGCATGCAGATGCGCGGCGGCTTTTGCGGGTTGTGGGGCCGGAAGTAGATCGCGTGGCCGCATGTGCTGCAAGCGCCGCGCATGTTGTCGGCGAACAGGCCTTCGTGGCCCTCGCCGACGCGCATGCAGACGACGGCTTCAGCAGTCTCGGCCTCTTCCTGCGAGACGATCTTGGGCATCCTCATAGCGCCACCCCTTTCGCCTGCATCTTGGCCATCAGGCGCAGAGCCTTGGGGCCGGGGCTCTGCAGGTCGCGGATGCCGTGGTCGAAGGCTTCCCGGCCCGACGCGAACACCTCCACGTCGGTCGTGTAGTTCCACGTCTCGGGCGGCACCTTGTCGCCCTGCACGCGCAGCGACAGCAGGTTCTCGGCTCCGTGCGCGGCAACCCAGCCCGCGCACAGATTGCCGTCCTTCTGGTGGCACCCGAACGTCGCCGTCGCCCCCATGGCCAGCTGGTCGAGCATGTCGCCGTCATAGGCGAGCAGCTTGGCGTACTCGTCTCCTGCCCACAGGCCGGACGGGCTGTCCTTGCGGTAGGGGCACGACGCGCACGGGCGCGGCGCGCAGTTCATGGTTCGCTTTCGCTCCATCATGCCGATCACGCCGCCTCGTTCCTGTCGAGCGCCGCCTTGATCTCGGGGAAGTGCGCCGGATCGATCTCGGGGAAGCTCTTCGCGCCGTGGCCGTACTTGTGCAGGACGTGGCGCACCACCTTGACGTTGCCCGCCGTGAACATGTCGGACAGCGACGAGATCACCTCGCGCTTCAGCATCTCGTTGCTGACGGCGTTGACGAGGTCGGGCTCCTGCTGCTCGCTTTCCTCGTCGACTTCAGTGGTCAGCGCGTCGAGTGCTTCTTCGATGGGGTCGCGTTCGGCCTCCTGCGGGGCCACAGGAGCCGCCACAGGCGCTTCGACCGGCTTGACCCGCCGATGTGCCCGCTTTTTCTTGGCGGCCTCTGGCGGGCTTCCCTGTGGCTCGGTGGCGGGCGCAGTCTCGCCGGGCGCGGCAAGGGTGTCGCCGTCGACCCACGGTCGTCCGGGGACTTGGTTCGCGTCGGGCTGGCGCTCGTCGTAGAGCATCTCGCCGAGGGTCGCGTCGCGCTGGCGCTCGCCGCTGGCGAGCGTGCCGGGGATGTCGCGGTTGCGGGGGTCGCCTCCGACGAGCTTGCCGAAGTCGCCCTTGTCAGGATGCTTGGGGTCGAAGCGGTCCTGCTCGACCTCGTTGGGCATGTAAGGCGACGTGTGCATGTCGTCGACGGCGTAGAGCCCCAGCAGGTTCAGCAGGTGCCGTCGCATGTCGCTGCCGTCGTCGGCAGTCAGGGTGAGGGTGATGCTCATTTCGATTTCTCCTTGGTTGATTTCCGGGCGAGGGCCTCTGCCTTCCGCCGCGTCTTCCTAGCGCTAGGAAGACCCCCGCGCTTCTGTGACCCCATCAGCACGCGCTTGACGCCGCTGGTCAGCTGGTTGCTCACGGTTGTTCTCCTTTGAGGTCTTCGATTTCACGGGCCGCACGCAGGAGCAGCGCCTTCATGGCGCTGCCCTCGTCGTGCCACGTTGCTTCGTCCCGCAGCAGG